TCAGACATCATCGTTTGTCACAAACAGTCAGACATCATCGTTTGTTACCACGTCACAAACATCATCGTTTGTTACCACGTCACAAACATCATCGTTTGTTACCACGTCACAAACATCATCGTTTGTCACAAACAGTCAGACATCATCGTTTGTTACCACGTCACAAACATCATCGTTTGTCACAAACAGTCAGACAAGTTCCTTTGTTACAGTATCATCATTTAATACTTTTACTAGCTCATATAATACTGGATCATTTAGTGGATCGTTTATTGGTTCATTACAAGGTACAGCCAGTTGGGCAAATAGTGCATCAATAGCTATTAGTAGTTCATTTGCAACAACATCATCATTTTCATTAACTACAGCTGGTGGTATATCACAAGGTAAAGTAGTAGCAATAGCAACAGGATATTCAAATTTATTTTAAAAATATATAAACAATGGCATTAAATACAAACCCAATTTATTCCGGAGTAGGAGATATACAATGGGGAGCAACCGCTCTAGTAGCAGCAAATACAACTTATGAAGCATCCGGTTCTAATGTACTAACAGTATTTTCAGCGAGTGTATCAGGTAGTTTTGTACAGAGAGTACGTTTTAAAGCATCTGGTTCTACTGTAGCAACTGTAGCTCGTCTTTTTATAGGAAATACAGCTGCACCTGCTATTCTTAGTGGATCAAACGTAATACTATTTGATGAAATTACACTACCAGCAATAACATCAGGCAGTACAGCAGCCCAAGCAGTATTTGAATTACCATTTAACGTAGCGCTGCCTGCAGCTTATAGAATATTGGCAACAACAGCAACTGCTCAAGTAAATGGTGGTTGGTATGTATCAGCTGTTGGAGGATCTTATACAACACCATAATAAAATAAATATATATGAAATACGTAATGATTCAAGATTCAAATAATCCTGACATACAAATGTATTATGTAATGGATGATACAATGTCTAATGTATTAAAAGTAGTTGATTTAAACTGTAATGATTGTACTCCACCTGCAAATCATTTTGTAGTAGATGTAAATCCACCATTACCACCTTGTACTGAGCAACAACCGTAACTTATGTTAGATATCTTTCACATACCATCCAATACAGAAAATACTAAAATATTTTATGCTACCGGAGGTACTAATGATTGGCAAACGTGGCAAAAACCACGTGGTGCTAAGTTCATACAAATATTTTGTTTAGGAGCAGGCGCTGCTGGTGGCGCAGGAGCAGTAAGCACAACTGGTACAGTATCAGGAGGAGCAGGAGGAAATAGTGGTGGATTAGTGAAAGCGATATTTCCGATTTTACTATTACCAGACTTATTATTTATACAAGTTGGATTAGGAGGAATAGGAAATAATACTGGTACTGGAGGAACCGGAGGTATAAGCTATGTATCAATGACTCCTAATGCATATATTGCATCACCACAACCACTATTAGTAGCATCTTCAACAACTATAGGAGCAGGTGGCACAGGTGGAGCAGCTGGAGGAGCAAACCCAGGAGCAGCACCAACAGTAACAACTACAGCAGTGTGTCCATTTTTATCACTTGGGATTTTTACAGCAGTTGCGGGTATTCAAGGAGGGAATTCATCTATTAATGCAACAGGAACTAGCGTAAATGCTCTAGGAAGCAATATAATAACAGGCGGGGCTGGTGGTGCTGGAAAAACAACTACCACAATACAATATGACGGAGGATCAATAATAAGCGCAAGCGTTGTTTTAACTACAACAGTAAACGGGGGTGCAGCTGGTCCAAATAATGGAGATAATGGATATGGTATAATTTCTAATTTAATATGCGGAACTGGTGGAGCAGGCGGTGGTAGTCAAGTAGCAGGAACAGGCGGAAATGGTGGTACTGGCTGGTATGGATGTGGCGGTGGTGGTGGTGGCGCAAGTGTGACAACTCGTAGTAGAGGTGGAAATGGTGGTGATGGTTTAGTAATTATAACAACAATATTCTAAAATGTTAGATTTATCATATTTTCAAAATAGTGGAAATGTAAATACACAAATCTTTACAAACGCAGGTTCTTGGGTAACATGGCAAAAACCAAGAAGTGCTAAGTTTGTAAATATTTTGTGTATTGGAAGTGGCGGCGGTGGATCAAATGGAGTATCATCAAGTGTTAGTGTTAGAGGATCAGGAGGAGGTGGTGGTGGTGGTGGAGGAATAGTAAGAGCTCAATTTCAAGCATCCATACTTCCTGATATATTATATGTCTATACAGGAGCAGGTGGCACTGGATCATTAGGAGGTTCACAAAAAACAACTATTGACCCAGGCCAAAATGGAGAAAAGTCATATATTTGCTTAATACCAGATACATCCTCAGTATCAAATATAGTAGTTACATCTGGTAATTTATCAGCTAGAGGAGCAACTAATAATGGAGGAGCAGGTGAAACAATAGCAACTGTAGCTAATGCTATATTTTTAAATTTAGGAACATTTATTGCAGTAGCAGGAATAGCAGGCACTAATGGAGGTGCTGCTTCTGGTAATGCTGGTATTACACCATCACAAATAACAACGGGAGGAACAGGAGGTAATGGAGTTGGAGCTGCAGGAGGATTTACAGCAGCTGGATTTTACCCTACTGTTCCAACTACTCTTAGTGTTGCAGGGGTAGGATTAGCAGGTAAAAACGGTTTTATGTTTACAAAACCTGTTTTAGCATTTTTAGGAGGGTCAGGAGGTGGAGGAGCAGGCACAGGACCAGGAGGAAAGGGAGGAGATGCATCATATGGGTGTGGAGGTGGTGGTGGAGGAGGTTGTCAAAATGTAGGCGGTAATGGCGGTAGAGGTGGAGACGGACTAATAATCATAACAACAAGTTTTTAATAATATGTTAGATATATTCAATATACCTGGACAACAAAATAACGTAAGTATATTTTACGCTAGAGGAACTACTGATTGGCAAACATGGCAAAAACCAAGAAATTGCAAGTTTATTTGGATAATGTGTATTGGTGGTGGATGTGGAGGTAGCGGTGGAGGTACAGCAAACGTTGGTGGTGGAGGAGGAGCAGGAGGAGTATGCAAAGTACTATACCCAGCTCAAGTACTTCCTGATATATTGTACGTACAGCCCGGTCTAGGAAGTTTAGGCGCTACTGGATCCTCAATATCCACAGCAAATAGTCCGTCTATTGCTAACAGTAGCTATGTTTCAATAGCAGCTACTGGTTCTGGAAATCAATCAGCAGCAATGAATCTAGTATGTATATCAGGTACAGCTGAAGCAGGAACAACTTCTGTTGTTAACGGTGAGACTGCAGCTACAGTAACAGTAGCAAATTTAATAAGTTTAGGAACATTTACAGCTACTGCCGGACAAAATGGCGATAACGTAACTACATATCCAACTCCCTTAACTACGAATATAACAAGCGGAGGCCGAGCAGGAGGATTAAGTGGAGTAGCAGGATCAACTATAGCATCAATAAACTTAGGTCTATACACAATACCGCAGATATCGGGAGGATCATCGACTGGAGGAAATGCAGATAGTGGAGTATGGTATTGGAAACCTCTATTTGGTATAGGAGGAGCAGGAGGTGGAGGTAATGCTGGAGTTATTGGAGGAAATGGAGGAAACGGAGCGTATGGTTGCGGAGGAGGAGGAGGAGGTATAGGAGCTACAACAGGAGGTAAAGGTGGTAATGGAGGAAATGGGTTAGTAATTATAGCAACTTTCTAAAATAGGTTTGGTTGTCTCCTATCTCTTGTATATATTTATATCAAACAAAATATAATAGATTATGCCAATTTCACTTATCCTTATTTTCACAGGAATAGTAGTAGCTCTTATTATTAATTTCCTTCCAAAGAAAAAAGATCTATCATTAGAAGAAGATGTAATTATCCCTGAACCAACTCCTGAACCAGAAACAGAACCAACTCATGAACCAGAAACAGAACCTACATCTACACCAACACCTTGGGGAGAAATTGATTTAGGAACACCAGATCCACCAAAGTTTGAAACATCAGGAGAAACAGAAATTACACCAGCAGAAACAGGACCTGTAAATACAGATACTCCTAAAATGTCTGCTAAATCAAAGAAAAAATCACAATCTAAAAATAAACCAGCTACTAAAGCAAATGCTTAAATTAGTTGAAATAGCAAAAGCATGGATAGCAGCAGCTAATCCAACACCCGAACAAAAAGAAATAGCAGATTATCGTATTTCTATTTGTGATGGTTGCCCAAACAAATCATATCAAAAACACATAGATACATACGTTTGTGGATTATGTGGTTGTCCATTAAGTAAAAAAATATTTTCACCATTACCCGGTAAAGAGGCATGTCCTGATAAACGCTGGGAAAAATAAAGACTATGTCAGAAATAAAGAAATTAACACCAGAAGAAATTACACAGATTAAAGAAATGCAAACACAATACAATAAATTTGTATTTGATTTAGGTAGCATTGAAGCACAATTAGCAGAAATGGCTAATCAAAAAGCATTTATGGATTCAGAAAAAGCTAATACTTTAAATGATATCAAAACATTAACTGCTAAAGAAAAAGAATTACTTACTGCTCTTCAAGAAAAATATGGTGTAGGTAATATCAATATCGAAACAGGTGAGATAACACCATTCTAATAAGAGCTTCTGCGTTTTATGTAATTTTATAGATATTTATTACTGGATAATTCCAAATAATAAACTAAAATAATTAATAAAATGTCAGAAGTTATTCTTTCTCCTGGAGTATTCCAGATTGAATCAGACCAAAGCGCATATACACAGGCACCACCTGCTTTAGGTGCTGCTATTGTAGGCCCTACAGTAGGCGGTCTTCCAATGGTTCCTACTTACGTTACTACTTACAGTCAATACTTATCACTTTTCGGTGATGTATTTAAAAGTGGTAGCTACTATTATGAGTATTTTACATCAATGGCTGCTAGAGAGTATTTTAGTAACGGTGGTCAATCACTATTAGTTACTAGAATAATTAGCGGATCTGCTTATAGTACATATGCACAAGCAACAGTACCAGGCAATGTAGCAACAGTTGCTGGAACAGCAGCGTCTGCTTCATGGACTGTCGCGTCAGGAGATACAGGTTCATGGGTACAAACCATTATCACAGCGCCAACTCCTCTTGGAACAGTAACTTATACTTTTACTAACTACCCATACGCCACAAGAGGAAATAACTTTACTCAAACTTCAACAAGCATGCTTGTAGGAATGGGTGATAATCAAGGAGCAGCTAATGTTAGTTTAGCAGAGTGGGCTGGCGCAATGACAGGAGCTATTAATAACGCTACAAACGATATTAAAACTTATTTTACCGCATCCATTGTAGGAAGTGCATTAATTATCTCTTCAAAAGCAACAGGAACTGTAGCTAATAATTATGTAGCTACTCATAGTTTTAACTATAATACATTCACTACAACAACATTTGGTGGTGGTACAAACGGTTCTAGTGCTACTTCATTTACACTCGAAGCATTATCTTGGGGTAACCAAATGAACAATACTTCAAGTATAGTAAGTGGAGCATTAGCAAGTGGGTCAGCATATAACGTACGTTGGGAAGTAACTAACTCAAATACAGGTAGCAATGGTGGTACATTTACAATTGTAGTTCGTCGTGGTGATGATAACGATAATCAAAAGAATATATTAGAAACATGGGCTAACGTAAGTTTAGATCCTCAATTACCAAACTATATATCTCGTGTTATCGGTGATCTTAAACCAGTTTATAATACAACTACAAACCAAGTAGATTATCAAGGTACATATGCTAACGCATCAAGATATATTCGTGTAGCATCAGTTACTACTCCAAACATAGATTCATTAGATAATAACGGTAACTTTAAATCAGGATCATACGGTAATACATTACCGCAAGTTGGTAGTGGATCATACGGTGGTTCATTTAACGGTGGAGTTGCAGATACAGGATTACCGAAAAATATGAACGAAAATATAGGTAACGGTAGCTCAACAGCAGCAAATATTCAAGGATTTATGCCTATTGATTATAGTGAAGCGTTCCAAGTATTATCAAATAAAGACGAATATCAATTTAATATATTATTAACACCAGGTCTTGGTTTAGATACATCAGTTGCTGCTAGTATGATTTCAACAGTTGAAGGTAGAGGAGATGCAATTGCTATTGTAGATAATGGGGTTTATAATACATCAATTACACAAGCTACTCAAAACGCAGCTGGAAATTCAAGTAACTACGCAGCAACATATTTTCCATGGATTCAATTATATAGCTCAAACTTAGGTAAAGCTGTGTGGTGTCCTCCATCAACAGTAATAGGTGGTGTATTAGCATTTAACGATCAAGTAGGTGCTGAATGGTTCGCTCCAGCTGGTTTAAACAGAGGTGGTGTTCCATCAGTAGTAAGAGCACAGTATAGATTATCTCAAACAGATCGCGATACATTATATATAAATAATGTTAACCCATTAGCAACATTCCCAGGAACTGGAGTATGTGTTTGGGGTCAAAAGACATTACAGCGTAAACCAACAGCTTTAGATCGCGTAAATGTTCGTAGATTATTAATTGCTTTAAAAAATTACATCGGCGGTGTTTCTCGTAACTTAGTATTTGAACAAAATACAACAGTAACACGTAACAGATTTTTAGCACAAGTTAATCCATACTTATCATCAGTAGTACAACGTCAAGGTTTGTATGCTTATAAAGTAGTAATGGATGATTCAAATAACACACCAGATGTTGTAGATCGTAATCAATTAGTAGGTCAAATTTATATTCAACCAACTAAAACTGCTGAATATATTATATTAAACTTCAACATTCTTCCTACTGGCGCTACATTCCCTGCATAAGGGAATGTAGTTGCTAATATTTATTGACAACACATAAAATAAAAATAAATCACAATGGCAGTATTAAGTCCAAATGAAATAATGTTTACAGCGTTTGAACCAAAGGTTCCAAATCGCTTTATCATGTATATAGACGGTATCCCAGCATACCTAATTAAGAAAGCATCAGCACCTGGGTTTGACGCTAGTGAAATTGTATTAGACCACATTAACGTTTACCGTAAAGTAAAAGGTAAAGTAAAGTGGGATGATATGACTTTAGAATTATATGATCCAATTACACCAAGTGGCGCTCAATCAGTAATGGAATGGGCTCGTTTAGCACATGAATCCGTAACAGGTAGAGATGGTTATAGTGATTTCTATAAAAAAGACATCACATTAAATATCTTAGGACCAGTTGGGGACATTGTTGGTGAATGGATAGTAAAAGGCGCTTATTGTAAAACAGCTAAATTTGGCGATTATGATTGGGCTACAGGTGATTCAGCAATTACACTTAGTGTAACACTTGCTATGGATTATTGTGTATTGAACTTCTAGGGAAAAACCACTAAATATAAAAGAAGCGTTTGCCTATTTGGTAAACGCTTTCTTCTTGCGTATATTTATTTATGAATAAAACAATTAATATGAAACAATTAAAATGGCTTATTGGAGCTGCATTTTCTATAGGATTACCTTTTCCAATATTATTAACTGATCACCCACATGAATGGTGGTTTGCTTTTGTAGCATTAGCTAGCGCCTTTATTGGTGCTGGAATTATGTGTGGATTTAAAGGCTACGCAGTTAATCCAAAGTATATTGGAAATGCTGATGAGATGCCTGTTATCAACCAAGTATGGATGATGTTCTTCATCGCTGCTGTTGCAAATTTATTCTGGGCTAATTTATATATAAACTAATTATGAAACACATAGATAAACTTTATCACTTTACCGCAGGGGTAATCATATACATATTTTTTAATATTGTATTAAGTAACTGGGCTTCAATGATACCCGTTATAGCTATAGGCGGTGCAAAAGAAGCATATGACTATTATTCTAAAAAAGGAACACCTGATTGGTGGGATTTTATATGGACTGTAATTGGTGGAGCATTTGTGTTATTACTTGGTTTATAAAAAATAAATAATAAAGGTGGAATTACTTATAATATTTGTTATATTTAATATAGTTTTGGCGTATTTTGATGCTAATAAAATAAAGCAAAATATAAGAATATACCATGGTGTTAACAGTTTAATATATATCGCATTATTGTTATTAGCTTATCTATTAACAAAAGATTGGCTAATAATAACTGGACTAACAATACTAAGAATACCAGTGTTTAATACCGCTTTAAATTATTTTAGAGATAAAAAATTAACACACATTAGTAAATCAACAACATCTATAGTAGACCAATTTACTAATAAAATACCAGAAAAAATAGGATATTGGGTATACCATTTAATATTATTCCTTATATCATTAATATTAATACTATTATGAAAAATACAATATATATCATACTATTAGTACTTCTTAGTTTATCTATGAAGTGGATAGCAGATTATCCATCTATATTATTTATGGCAGGAATAGGTTGGTGTGTAGTAGGATTCTTATTAATACGCAGTATATTAAGACACTTAACAAATAAAAAATAAAAATACATTTATGGCAGAATTAAAGTTACCGACAGAAATTGTTTCGTTACCATCGAAAGGTTTACTGTATCCGAAAGAATCACCACTTTCCAAAGGTGAAATTGAAATGAAATATATGACAGCCAAGGAAGAAGATATCCTTACTAACAGTAATTTCATTAAACAAGGTACTGTAATTGATAAATTACTACAAGCATTAATTGTTACTCCTATTAATTATGATGACTTATTAATTGGCGATAAAAACGCTATATTAATAGCAGCACGTATATTAGGATACGGACAAAACTATACTTTTAAATATAGTAATGAACGTGGACAAGAAATAGAAACTAGTGTTGATTTATCTACATTAAATGAAAAAGAAATAGATACTGCTATATATAAAGATGGCAATAACTTTTCATTTGCTTTACCAAAATCAGGCAATACAGTAACGTTTAAGTTATTAACTCACGGTGATGAGAAAAAAATTGAACAAGAAATAAAAGGATTACAAAAAGTAAATCCAAACGGTTCGTTTGATGTTACAACTCGTTTAAAATACATGATTACATCTATCAATGGTGATAGCGAAATGAAATCAATACGTGAATTTGTAGACACATATTTACTAGCACCAGACGCTAGAGCGTTACGTGAATATTACGCTAAAGTACAACCAGATATTGATTTGAAATTTATGCCGGAAGATGAAAGTTATACAGGGGAGGGTATAACGGTTCCAATTACTCTTAACTTTTTTTGGCCTGACTCCAACATATAGACCATCACTATTTAAACAAATTCATGAAATAGTATTTCATGGAAATGGAGGATACGATTGGGATACTGTGTATAATATGCCTATATGGTTGCGTAAAACTACATTCAATATCATGAATGAATACTTTGAAAAGCAAAATGAAGAGACAGAAAAACAACAGAATATGTTAAAAAACAAATCCGGTAATAAAGAGGTATCACGACCTAATATAGCTAATCCAACATATACAACAAAGGCGCCTAAAAAATAGGCGCTTTTATATTTATACGTATAATACTACAACATGCCTGAATTAACACCAGACCAAATAAGATTAGAACAAGAACGGCTTGATTTGCTTCAAAAGCAAGCGACAGCTGCTAAAGGATTAGCTGACGCGTATAAGGCTATTGAAAAATCAGGGGTACGGTTATTAGCAGATGATAAAGAAATATTAGACTTAACTAAAAGTTTAGCAGCAGCCTCGGCCACTATTGAAAAATCAATTCAGAAACGTTTATCAGGTACAGCCACAGCTAAGGATTTAGCTAAGTCCATAAGACAATTAGAACAAGATCAAATAAATGATCAAAGAAAATATGCTAGTATTGCTCAAAAAATAGATAATCAAAAAGTAGCAGCTTTAGCTAAAGCTCGTCAATTGGCTAGAGACGAGCATAGTATACAAGCTACTTTAACTCAAGAATTAAGAGAACAAGATCAAATATTAGATGACATTGACCGATTAAAAAGAGCAGGAGCACCTACTGCTGATATAACGGCAAAAAGAGATGAATTAAGACTTACTAAACAAACAATAAAAGATCTTGAAACCAGTCTACAAAAAACAGCTAAACAAAAAGATCTACAAAAAGATTTAGTTAAGAATTTAATAGAAACTAAAAAAGCTCATGAAGATAATATAGAAGAACGAAGAAAAGAAATAGAACTAGTTAAAGAAGCAAAAACTCAAGCTCAAAAAACAGAACTACTAGATGAATTAAAAAAACGACTTAGAGTAGAGGAAATACAACAGTTATTTACTATGAAAGGTCTTTTAATGTTAATAGTAGATCACGCTCTTAAATTTAATGCTATATCTGTAAAAACCGGTAAAGATTTAGGAACAGGAACTAAAGAATCAGACAGAATAACCCAGAACTTGGCAAGCATGGCCAATTATTCTACTAACTTAAATGTTACTCTTGCTAATGCTGGAGAAGCAATGAGCCAATTAAATACAGCGACTGGGGGTGTTGCTGAATACTCAGCAGATGTATTAGAAACACAAATAATGCTTACTAAGCAATTTGGATTGTCTGGAGACGAAGCAGCAGGACTATATAAATTTTCAGTTTTAACGGGTAAAGCATCATCTCAAATCAATGATGAAATGGTAGGAGCCTTTACCGCTACTCGAAACGCTACTAAAGGGTCAGCTAATTTTAAAACAACAATGGCTGAAGTAGCCAAAATATCAGGTCAACTAGCAGCAAATTTTCAAAATAACCCAGCATCCTTAACTAAAGCCGTAGTACAAGCACAAGCATTAGGTACTACACTTGAAAAAACTAAAAATCAAGGTGAAAAATTACTTGATTTTGAATCATCAATTGAATCAGAACTTAAAGCAGAATTATTAACTGGTCAATCAATGAATCTTGAACGCGCACGAGCAGCCGCTTTACAAGGCGATCAAGTAACAGTAATGAAGGAATTAGCGAATCAAGGAATGACACTTAATAAGTTTCAAAATATGAATGTCATCGCTCAAAAATCATATGCTGAAGCATTAGGATTAACTGGAGATGAATTAGCCGATCAATTAAGAAAACAAAAAATAGCACAAGAACAAGGTAAATCATTAGCAGAAATAACTAAAGAAGAAGCATTAGAAGCAGAAAAACGCCAAAATATACAAGATAAATTTAATGCTGCTATGGACAAATTAAAAGATATTATAGGGAATCTAGCAGCAGGACCAGTAGCTATACTTTTAGATATGCTTTCGGAAGCTCTTAAACTTATTGGTTATATAGCTCAACCATTTCAGTTTATTTATGATTTTTCTAAGAAAATAGGAGATACAATTGGGGGTTGGTTAAATGCTTTAGGAGTTGTTGGTAAAATACTTAAAGTAATAGCAGGAATAGCTATTGTATTAGCTGCATATTCTGCAGCAGCTTCTATAGCAGATATTCCCGTTATAGGATGGGCATTAGCTCCTGCAGTTGCTGCAGCAATGCTAGGAGCTGGATTTGGATTATTAAATGCCAAATCCGCAGGTGATATGATGAGCCCAGCAGATGGTAAAACACAAGTATCTACTAAAGAGGGTGGATTATTTGAATTAAGTCCAAATGATGATTTAGTAGCAGCACCCGGTGCTGCTAAAGCAATGAAAGGTAAAGGGGAAGGTGGAATGACTGTACCAAACATCGACTTAACACCACTTATTAATGCAATAAACGCTACTACAGCCGCTGTAAATAGAGTACACGCTAAAGATACAACAGTGGCTATAGACAGTAAAAAAGTAAATAATAGCGCAATGCAAAATTCTACTAAAACAGCATAGACATATAATATTTATTGACACAATAAAATAATAAAATATGGCATCAGTACTCAACCAATTACCAGTAAGCACATTAAGTCTAGTAGGTAATGGCTTTAATGCACGTCCAAACTCACCAGCATGGGGATACCAATCTTCATTAGGTACATTAGACCCAGCATTAAGTCAATTACAACTTACATATTCAGTAGACGGTAATCCTAATGAACGAATTGTAGATTTTAATAGAGCAGCTTTAGGAGGTGTTACTTCAGTAAAACCACCAGCGATTCTTGATGAATTAGATCCTAACGCACCTAATAATACACAAGCAGGACACGCAGGTGGTGTAGTATCTCAAATTTACAAATCACCAAATGGTCGTAGGTATAAAGATTTAGGACCACAACCAGGAAGATATTAAAATATATAAATGCCAGGATTACTAACATTAAAGACAGATCTTAAGTCACTTAAGTACGGACATGATACTCCTGGTGGCGGAGATAGTGGTCAACCTTATATTAAAACAGATATCAATTCAATTGATGCTACTATTAATAAGGTTAGACTTACTAAATTCGATGATGGATTAATTAGAGGAGGTATTATAGGTGCTACTAACGCTGCTATTACAGATACACTTCGTATTGGTAAATTTCTAACTGACTTTCCTAAAGGACCCTTATTTATAGTTAAACAAGTAGGTTTACAATTAACTAACCCACGGGTTGAATCAACAACCTTACCTACTAATAAAGCTACTAAAGGACAAGGCGCTGTTACTAATGTTATTAATTTTGTTTCTAATGTTGCTAATAAAATAGAAAATGCAGTAGGTCCTACTCGTATCTATAATTTAGGAATTAACACATTAGCACAAGTACCCGTTAACGCTATTGGTGGTCATATAGTAAGACATGGTTTTTTACCTAATAACGATAGTAGTAAATACTATGAAAACGTTGTTACAATAAAAAATTTTCAAAATAATACTAATAGATTACTTGATTTAACTAATAATTTTAATTTAGGACCATGGGGTGCTAATAAATTAGGTGTTAATAAAAAAGAACAAGGATTTTTAAATAAATTAGCAGGTGCTGTTTCTACTAACCCAATGGGGAGTGCTATATTCGGCGCTGCTACGGCTATATTTAACACTAATAAAGAACTTGAAGTAGACAGTTATCTAGGCGGAGCCAATTCAGTTTATGGTATTGGAGTAACTACTATCCATAGAGCAATGGGTGGTGATACTGAAAATAAAGATAAAATTGATTTTGCTAGAGAGCAAAGCGCAATGTTCGCAGGTAAAACGAGAAATGATAAAGGAAACCCAGCAATAATAACTGGATTACAAAGATTAACAGGTGTATCTAATAATACACAATCTATATTTGGGGTAGATGATTTTCCTGAAATAATACCAGGAAAAACTAAAGGTATAATTTCAACAGATACATTCCCTTTTTATTATGGTAAATCTACTGATACAACAGTACGAACAGCTACAGGAGCTAATTATCTTGATTTAGCATCTAAAGGACAAGGCCCATCATCTTATCCAGGTACAGCAACTGGTTCAGGTACATATGCAAATGATTTAAAATTACCTAATAATGTTTATGGAGCTAAACCAACATATCAAACTGTAGCAACTACTGTTAATAAATTAACAGCTCCTAATAATCTAGGAATATATAAAACATTAATTACTAGTCAATCAAATGGGGAACGATTACCAATATCCCCATATTACCCAACATATAGTAATGGATTAACTACTCCAGGCCCCAATGGGATTTTAATACCAGAAACAGTAAAAATAAAAATACCATGGAATAAAGTTACACGTGAAAAAAGAGTAGGTAGTGGTAGACGAGATTCTATTAATTTAACTCCTTTATTTGGAGGTACTATGTCGGGGGGAGTTGGAAATAAATATTGGATGAAGGATAAAGTAGTTACTGTAAATGGAGTAGGCCATAATATACGAGATCTAGTAAAATTTAGAATATCTAGTGTATTAACGGACAGCCCAGAACTAGTTAACACAATGGTATTTAGAGCATATTTAACCAATTTAACCGATAGTGTAGATGCAACATGGAATGGTGTAAAATATGCAGGTCGAGGCAATCCTTTTTATATATATGATGGTTTTACTCGTAAAGTACAAATTGGATTTAAAGTAGCTGCATTATCTGAAGGAGAAATGCAACCTATGTATTCTAAATTAAATTATCTAATGTCAACTTTAATGCCTGATTATAATGGTATTTTAATGAGAGGTTCATTAGTTAGAATGACAGTAGGTAATTACTTTGATGCTCAACTTGGAAAATTAGACTCTTTATCATATACTATACCAAATGATTCACCTTGGGAAATAGCATTAGATGAACCAGAGGGTGGATCAAAACAACTAATATTACCTCATATACTAGAAGTATCATTAGGATTTACACCAATTGGAACTGAAACTCAAGGAGAAAATAGAATTGAAGATAAAGTTAGAACAAACACATACATTGCTCAAAATAATACAGGAAAAGATAAAGATACAATACAATACTATGATTATTTTAAAAATAAATTTTAATTAAATAATCTATGGCAGAAAGATATAATAGTTCAATTACACGTACATCGCAAGGTAAACCATACTATAAAAGTAAACAATATCCCCGTATACCTCTGTCCGAAACAGATCGTTATGTTGTTACAACAGTAGGAGATAGACTTGATTTATTAGCATATAATTATTACCATGATACTGGATTATGGTGGATAATATCAGCAGCAAATAATAATATAACTAAAGGTTCATTATTTCCGGCACCTGGCACTCAATTAAGAATACCAGTAGACGCAGCCATAGCGATAAATTTATTTAACAAATTCAATACAGCAAGATAATGTTATGTCAATATTTAAAGATTCATTTCACGAAAGTATAAAAGGCCAATTGACCACACGTCAAGCAGCCATGACTAATCGTACTCCACAAAACTTATCATATCTTAATTCGCGTAATGCTTGGATACGATTATCTTCTAGCGTTAACGTATATAATGGTCCTGTATCTGCATCACAAGCTGATTTACAAGATGAGAAAAACTACAATAACGAATTAGCAAATAAATACGTTTTACAAGGTGGTATATTAAATGATGGTCAACTTAGAGCAGGCCTAGGTGACTTTTCAAATGCATATAGTAATGTAGGGTCTGATGGCACACCATATCGTTTAGGTATTAGACCAATGCCTGGTATTACTGGGGTAGATATCAAAAATAAAGGAGCATATGGCTCATTAAGATCAGCAACTGTAAATTTTCAATGTTGGGATATTAAACAACTAGAAGATCTAGAATTACTATACATGCGTCCCGGATATACATTATTGCTAGAATGGGGATGGTCGCCATATCTAGACAATAGTGGAAATTATACTACTACTGTGGATTACACAGATATTATTAATACAGAATGGACTAAAGAAGATCTATTTAAACGCCAATACGCTAGGGCAACAGACGGAAAATATAAAAATGAAGCTGGTACTGACGTAACAATAACAGGATATCAAGGTAACGCTGATTCAATGTTTGGATTTGTTAAAAACTATAGCTGGAAAGCTAGAATGGATGGCGGATATGATTGTACAACTGAATTAGTATCATTAGGTGAAGTAATTGAATCATTAAAAGTAAATTACTCTCCATTAAATGCTAACTCCAATATTAACACAAATGGTCTAGTATCTCCAAATATATCAGGATCTACTATAAAGGTAAGTGAGATGAGTGAACTGAAAGAACATTATACTCAAAACATATTAGCAGGTATATTTTATGAAATGTGGGAAATAGGACAGCAAGTTACAGGAGGTGGAACAAAGACTGAAGGGGTAAGTAAACAGTTAATTGATACACAACATGGTAGTACATATGATTTATTTCGTGTAACTATTAATATAGAGGGAGGAGAAAATGAATCATCAAAAACTAATACTATAGGAAAAAGTGATGAACAAATATACATCACGTTAGAAACGTTATGTAGCTTACTTAATAACTATGTTTTATTAAGAGATAAAAAATCATCAACACAGAACGGAGGAAAAAGTAGACCATTTGCCCCCTTATCTGTAACTGAAACAGATGTATCAAAATACTTATTAGCATTAGCACATCCATTAGAAGTATCTGTAGATCCTACCGTTTGTGCTATTAAAAGTAATTTATGGGCTAAAGGATTTAATATACAACTAAATGCTCCTGTAACTACAGATGAAAAGGGAGATCCAACTATTGTATTTAAATCCAATATACCTGATCCAAATGGATTTGTTAATAGATTAATATCAATAATAGTTCCTACATCTGAAATAAAAAATAAAGATGTATTAGAAGGAGTAATTAAAAATACTATACAAGGTCTTAGTACTGCACCTTATGATCAAGCACAAATTATCGAAAATGTTAAAGAAGTAGCTAAACTGTACTTAAATAAATGGAGAAATAAAAACAATTCCTTCCCAGCAGTAGGTACACCATCAGCAGTAGATATAGCAAAATTTGGATTAACTGTAGAACCTAATTCTGCCAACAAATCCATTAAAGAGACATATACTCTTACAGTCACCCCATTTAACTTTATTAGACTCCTAGGCAAAGCAGGAATATCAGATAAAATAATAGAAGATATACTAACTAAGGAAGGAGTAACAGAAGCACAAGGAGATCCAGTACAAAAAGCTATAGATGATATAGAAAAGAAAAATAAAGAACTAAAAGACGAAGCAGAAAAAGGAGCAGCAGGATATAAATATCTTTCAAAGATAGAACAACCATACTGGGTAGATGATAAGTATAACAAAGAATTAGGTATAATAGGTCATATATATGTTAACTTAAATATGTTATATAATTTAAGTGTAAGTGACGCTTTAGCTTCTCAAGATAAGAAAGAAAAAAAAGAAATAGCATTATATGATTTTATTAAAAATGTATTACAAAAAATACAACCAGCTATAGGAGACGTAAATAATTTTGATATATTCGTTAATCCTGAAACAGGCGTAGCTCAAATTATTGATATTAATTATGTTGATAAACTAGAAGCAGAAAAAGCATACGAAAACGCATATCAATTAGAAGTACATAACTTAAATTCGATTGTTAGATCATATTCATTAGAATCAAAAATATTTCAAGAACAAGCATCTATTGTTGCTATTGGAGCACAAGTAGGAGGAGGAGCATTAGGTATAGATACTACCACATTAGTAGCATTTAATAAATCTATACGAGATAGAATTATACCTATAAAGGATGCCCCAACCAGTACACCAGTAGAAGAAGACCCAGCATTACAACAAGAGAAATTAACTAAATCACTATCTATACTATATACACTTGGAGCTGATTTAAAAGCAGAATGGTATGGTGCTGATGGTAAATTTAATGTAGATGAAGCAGGAAAATATCAAAATGCATTAAAAGATCTTATTGCGTTTTTTAAAGCATTAGGTAAAACTAAAACAAAAAATAAAGCAATATTACCAACTGTTCTTAGTTTAGATATAGATGGTATTGGTGGTATGGTAATAGGAAATTTATTTAAAATAAATTCTGATATAATACCTAAAGGATATAAAAACGAAGATAACGGAGTTGGTTCTAGATTAGGATATATATTAACCGGAATAGGTCATTCTTTAAAAGGTAACGACTGGGTTACTAAACTAGAAGCACAAACTATAATATTAGACAACCCACAAGGTAAAGATATTGATTTTGGAGCTTTAACTGTAACAGACGAATCCGGAGAAACAAATATAACAGTTAATACTGATACTAAAGGTAATGTAGTACCACCTGTTGGAAGTGGAAATTCAAATGCTATATTACAAGCTACAAATGCTATATTTGGAGGAGGAGGGGGACAATCAGGTAAATGTGCCCGCTATGTATATAATATTGCTAGAGATTATGTAGCTGCCCTTAGAGGAAAACCAACTAAAGGATTAACAGAAGCAGCAGGTGGAAATGCAAATCAAAAAGCATATCGTGACCGACTTAAAGCTTTAGGCTATACGGAAACTTATTTAGGTACTATATCAAGAAGTGAATTAACAAATCTAGTTAATAATGATAATCAATGGAGTCCTGGCGATATAATTAACTATTGTGATACAAGTAATAGTGGAAAAAGTCAAGCACTATATGGTCATACTCAAATATATACAAGTGGTATACAACAAAATGGTAAAGGAGTAAAATTTACCTCTAGTGTACCTGCAAATTATGGTTCTAATACAAGTACTGGCAGATTAGTATATAAGGGGGATGGACCTTGGGATGTATATGTATTTAGAGCTCCGACAGCATAAATAAAATAATATGGGATTAAGAGTACCACAAAGTCAAATAGTAACAAGTAAATATACATCTGGTAAAGAGTATATATTTAATAGTACTTATAGAGAGTATATAGGATATTATTATGAATTAAATGGAAAATTATTTGCTGGTAAAGAATTTAGTACTACTGCTCCTGAATTAATTAAAATGGATTCAAGTAAAGTTAATAACTTATTAACTCACCCAACTACATACGCTTACGGCAAAATATCAGGTACAAAAATAAATAATACTAAAATAATTTCTATTCCATTTAATGGAGAACAAAAAACACGTTATTTTGTTAAAAAACTAAACGTAAATCCTATCCTTATTAAGGAAGTAGATAAAAATAATTTTATTCAAGTAGAATCTGATCCACTTTACCAAACCTTAGAAGTAAATTTTAAGTATGATTTATCTGATAAAGAATTAAATGTACTAAATGAAAAAATGCCAGGAATAAAATCATATCTTCAACATGATATAGATAATATTCAAACATCCTCAGACGAAAATATTATTTAAAATTTGTAAAGGCAAAATCAGTTTATTATATTTAGTTTTAAAGGTTATGAAATATGTTTTATATTATAGAGAGACAAGAACAACTAGATAAATTAGGTCCGTTTAATGATTGTTTCGTTCAATTCATTCAACAAAACGACAACTATCACCCCAAATTAAGCCCATTAAGTTTAATTTATGTTCGTGATATTACACAACATAAAGGATATATATTATGTTTAGATCACAACGAATCATTTTCATTACCATACCAGGAAACACTTAATTGGCTATTAGGAAATACAGATCGCTTATTTGTACTAAATAAGAAGGAAGCACTATATCACTTTCTATATCCAGACAAACTATATGACATTAACTTCATTGAGCACCCAGACCTAACAGGCATATTTACATCTTGTCATACATTTTACTACAGACAACACACAGCAAATCCAATAACAAACAAACTAATTCCAATTAGTAAACACTATGAAGAATGCGAGTTAATGTTTAATATAGTACTTCCAATAATACAACAGTACCGCTCAAATAACGTCGTTTATGCGTTTAATAACGGCCCTTTAACGCGCGTGTTTTACGCTATAGAATCAAATGGTATTAAAGTAGATAAACAATGCTTTATTGATGCTTATGGTAAAGATTTACAATACCCACAGCTTAACCTTAGTAAAGGTAGAATATATAGCCAATATAATCTGTACACATTAACTGGTAGACCATCAAACACATACAATAGTATTAATTTTGCTGCATTAGATAAAAATAATGGTGAACGCTCATGCTACAGACCAACCAATGATAAATTTATTGAGTTTGATATTCAGGGTTATCACCCACGTATACTAGGTGATATGATTGATTTTAACTTCGGTGATAAAAACACATATGAATTATTAAGTGAATTATTGAATGTAACACCTCAAGAAGCTAAAGAATTAACATTCAAACAGTTATATGGCGGTGTATGGAAAGAATATAGAAACCAACCATTCTTTAAAGATATAGTAACATTAACAGACAGCATATGGGACGAATATCAATATGGTAAACAATACGCAACTCGTAATCGTATATTTACATTAGATAAAGATATGACACAATCTAAACTATTAAATTATATTATTCAAAGTCATGAAACATCAAATAACGTAGTGATGTTAGACAATATATTAAATTATTTAAGAGATAAACAAACAAAACTTGTTCTTTACACGTATGATGCATTCTTATTTGATTATGCTGAGAAAGATGGTAAAGAGCTATTACTAACCCTAAAAGACATGATACCTTACCCGATAAACATTAAGCAGGGTAAAACGTATCATGGTCTAGAAAAAATATAAATATTTATGATGGAACAACTAAATGAATTTCTTGACTTGAACAAATTATTCTGCACATTTACCTCACCAGCAGATTTAGAGGAAACAGTATCGACGATTAATCGTAAATATGCAATATTATTTAATAAAATATTTGTATTAGAATCACCACAAAGTGATGAATTAGTATGTACTTATAATATTGATACAGGCAATATGACGGCATCGCCTATGGCTAATACTATTCTATTGCATCGTAAAAAGGAATCCAATTCTTTGTATACTATTAACGCTCTGAATATTCTTATTAGATCGTTAAATAATGGAATACTGGATACAAGATATGTAATACCATGGCAAGAATATAAAAACTGTATATTACTTACAAACGGAAACGATTTGCGTCGTCTAGATACAGCAATCCATAAAATAGTAGATTTCAATAGATAAAAAAACCTCCATATAGGAGGTTTGAGAGAGCAATATTTATATTCGCTAAAACATATATTGCGATGATAAATATCAACTCCTCTACTCCCATAATTGGGATTTACAAAATCACATCTCCTTCAGGTAAAATCTATATTGGCCAATCAGTTAACATTGCCCTTAGATGGAATCAATATAAATTATTATATAAAACCATTATGGGTCCTAAATTATATCATTCTCTTAAAAAATACGGATGTGATAATCATACATTTGAAGTCATAGAAGAATGTAATACTGAACAATTAGATGAACGTGAAATATATTGGGGTCAACATTATAATGTATTAACCGAAGCTGGATTAAATCTTAAATTAGGTGAAAGCAATGGTTATTACAGTGATGAAACTAAACAAAAGATGAGTGAAGCTATGATGGGTAGAAAAATAACATGGAAAGTAGGCCGCCGTAAAGGATATGTGATGACTGAAGAACAAAAGATATTACATCGCAAACCAAAGTCTGAAGAAACCAGACAAAGAATGCGTAAACCTAAAAGCGAAGCAGCTAAACTTAATATGAGACACCCAAAAGTACACACAGATAAAATGAAATGGGCTAGACCTGAACGAGAGTGTCCATATTGTCATAAGTTAGGTAAAGGAGCCGTAATGGATAGGTTTCACTTTAATAAATGTAAACATAAATAACGCAGTCTATTTAAAAAGATATATATTTATTAGCACAACTCATTACTTATATTTAACGCATGAAACAACAAATTAACGAAATCAGAAGAATGCAGCAATTAGCTGGATTGATTAATGAAAATCAAGAAACAACAACTGTTGAAAAAATAGAAAATACAGTAGCTGATAAATTAGAAAATTCTGTAGAGAAATTAACAGATGAACAAATAGCACAATTACAACAAACATTAAGTTCATTAGGAATAACAGCGGATTCAAATCCACAAGATGTAATAAATAAACTTGAACCTAAGATCAATGAAATATTAGGTGAAGCTGAAGGTGATACTCAAAAGAAAGTAGCAAGTGCCTTAAGCGACATAGGTGGAGTTTTAGTAAAATCACTACTTGTTCCCTTAATTCCTTTAGCAGTTGGACACGAAGCAGGAATCGGATTTGCTGGAGGGTTAGCAGCAACAATTGGTGTTGCTGGATTACTTATAGGATTAGCTAAAGCATTAGGACATAAAGAAAATAGTACTGAAACAGGAAATTATTAATAAAAAGCCTTCGCAAGAAGGCTCAAAATTAGTTTTGAAAGGCAAAATAAGAATCATAGATTCACTTTAATATTGTGTTCATAGAACACCTCACTTAAAACAACATAAACATGGACTTAAGTCTCATCAAGCAGAAGTTGTCCGCTTCTCAAACTAAAGGACAAAAACGTGAAAAGGTCGACTACACAAAGATCTTCTGGAAACCAAAACCAGGCAAGTATCAAATTCGAATTGTACCATCTAAATTCGACAAATCAAATCCATTTCGTGAAGTTTACTTCCATTATGGTTTCTCTAAAGGACCAATTTTAGCATTGACTAATTGGAATGAAAAAGATCCAATTGCTGATTTTGCAAAGAATCTTCGCAAGTCAGCAGACAAAGAAGATTGGCAGTTAGCTAAGAAAATTGAACCAAAATTACGCTACTTCGTTCCAGTATTAGTACGTGGTGAAGAGGCACAAGGTGTTCGCTTATGGGAATTTGGTAAATTAATCTATGAGCAATTATTAGGTATCGCTGCAGACGAAGATTATGGTGATTTCACAGACATCACTGATGGACGTGACTTTACAATCGACGCTGTTGAAGACACAGTTGCTGGTAGAAAAGGTATCAAATGTAATATTCGTGTTAAACCTAAAACAACACCTATCTCTGAAGACGCTACAGTAGTAGAGAAAGCATTAGATGAACAACCAGATATTCTCGGTATCAACAAACACTACTCATTCGATGAATTGAAAGAATTATTGGATAAGTGGTTAAATCCGGATAGCGAAGAAGATACTGAAACTCCAATCGCATCTAAATCAACAGATGATGAAGAGGAAGAAGACGATTTCTTAACTGAAATGCAAAAACCAGTAGAACAAACGTATAAACTGGATACAACAGCAGTTAAATCAAGTCCGTCTGACAAATTCGACGATTTATTTTCGTAATCAATTAAACAAAATTTATGGCAAAAGGTAAGAGCTCACTGAGTGAGGTGGTAAGCAATTCGCTTAACAAGACATTTGATCTGTCTTCATTCAAAAAGAGCAAGTTTTTAGATCAATCGGTTAAATTCAAGCCACAACGCTGGATTCAACTGTCTAAAGCTTTCCAAGATGTTATTTCATTGCCTGGTATTCCGATGGGCCACATAACACTATTACGTGGCCACTCGGATACGGGTAAAACAACAGCAATGCTAGAAGCAGCTGTAGCAGCACAAAAGATGGGTGTATTACCTATCTTCATTGTGACTGAGATGAAATGGAATTGGGAGCATGCACAACAAATGGGTTTTGAAATGGAACCAGTTGTTGATGAAACAACAGGTGAAATTGTAGATTACAAAGGATTCTTCCTATATGTAGATAGAGGTTCACTAAACACAATTGAAGATGTAGCTGCATTCATAGCTGATCTACTAAGTGAACAAGCACAAGGTAAATTACCATTCAACTTATTATTCCTATGGGATTCAGTAGGATCTATTCCGTGTAGATTATCTGTTGAATCAAATAAAAATAACAACGAATGGAATGCAGGTGCTATGTCTCAGCAATTTGGTAACTTTATCAATCAAAAAATTGTATTATCACGTAAGGAAAATCAACCATACACTAATACATTAGTAGCAGTTAATAAGGTATGGGTTGCAAAACCAAATTCACCAATGGAACAACCTAAGATGAAGAATAAGGGTGGCGACACAATGTTTTTTGATTCGTCTTTAGTAGTAACATTTGGTAACATATCAAATAGTGGTACTAGTAAGATTAAAGCAACTAAGGATGGTAAGGATGTTGAATTTGCTAAGCGTACTAAAATATCAGTCGATAAAAATCACGTTACAGGTGTACAAACGAAAGGTACAGTAACAATGACAGTACATGGTTTTATTGATGATGATAAGAAAGCAATCGACATATATAAGAAAGAACATTCCAAAGATTGGTTATCAATATTAGGTACTGATTCATTCGATATTGTTGAGGAAGATGAAATGAAAGAAAACTTTGGTGAAATAAATCTAGTAGAAGTTGAAGAATAATATGAAGGGAATATTAACAAAACTAGATAATCAATGGATGGTAAGATATGATACATTTCAAAACGATTACTCATATCCTTTACCAGCTTATAACTTTCTTCCATTACATCCTGAATATCAAACTATCTTACCATTAGATTTAGATTTAGAAGGTAAAGAAATTGAATTTGAATGGTGTGTTATAGTAGAGCATTATACAGGTAAGGGTATCGAGTACGCTAAACTAATCGACTCTAAACCAGCAAATTATGAAGAATAAATATAAAGACATACTATCCCAAGTCAATAATGATCAACGTGGAGTCTCAGACTCCATTTTGATTGTTGATGGATTGAATACATTCCTTAGATCATTCACTATGATCAATCATATTAATCCTGAAGGTCATCACATTGGTGGCCTGACGGGTTTTTTGAAATCAATTGGTTATGCTATAAAAATGTTAGAACCAACTAAAGTGGTTATAGTATTTGATGGAGTAGGTGGATCAAACAATAAACGAAATTTATATCCCGAATATAAAGCAAATCGAAATAAGAATCGTATGACCAACTATTCTATATTCAGTAGCAAGGATGAAGAGACAGAATCTATAAACAATCAGATGGCAAGATTAATTCAGTATCTTCAATGTCTACCAGTATCAATTATTTGTATTGATGGTATTGAGGCGGATGATACAATTGGCTATCTAGTAGGTAAATTTCAGAAATACGATGCAACAAAAGAGGTAACTATTATGTCTGCTGATCAGGATTTCCTACAGTTAGTATCTGATAAGGTTAAAGTATATTCTCCAACTAAAAAGAAAATATATAAACCAGCAGATGTATTTGAGGAGTATGGTGTAAGTTGTTATAATTTTATTAATTATAAAATATTAATGGGTGATTCGGGTGATAATTTACCTGGAGTAAATGGTCTTGGACCAAAGAAATTACTTAAATTATTTCCAGCATTAGTATCAGATACACCACTACAACTAGCAGACATTGTGATTGAATCTGAGTATAAGATTAATGAGCATGCATTATATGGTAAGATAGTTGAGCGTAAACATCAACTAATAATTAATGATAAACTAATGAATTTACAAACTATGCCTATTTCAGACGCTAATATAGAACAAATACAATCTAGCTTTAAAGCACCGTATGAATTAAATTCACATATGTTTATGCAAATGTATACTGTAGATCAGTTAGGTGAATCCGTGCCTAATGCACCAAATTGGTTAAATCAAGTATTTTCACCTTTAAATTTTAAATAACATTGACAACTCTCTCAAAGCTTAATCAATATGGCAACGCGTTTCAAGTAAAGGTACTAGGCGCACTACTAACACAACGAGATTTTCTATTAAATATTGCAGATTCATTAGATAGTGAATATTTTGAATCGCAAGCACATAAATGGACAATCGAATATATAATAAAATATTTTGGACAATACCACACATACCCTACAATAGAAACACTATCAATCGAAATTAAAAAGATTAATAACGAAGTATTAAGAATATCACTTACAGATTCACTACGTGAAGCATATAAAATGTCTGACGTATCAGATTTGGAATGGGTTGAAAAAGAATTTAGCGATTTCTGCAAGAATCAACAAATGAAAAAAGCCATTATGACATCAGTAGATCTACTTAATATGGGTGATTATGATGGTATTAGAGGTTTGATTAACGATGCAATGAAAGC